ATCTTTAAGAATGATTGCTCTTCCGAACAGTAGCACCAATGCAGACCACATAAACAACACAATATCCAAGCTCGGAGTACGGTCGCTTAGTCCAGTTAGTAATGCTAGCAATGACGGAACAGTAGCACAATGAATTAGTATTGCAGCCAACCATCCTAGTGTGTCTGCAGAGATCTTGCTGAAGTGATCTGCAAAAAACTTAATGATGTTGAATTTAAATTTTGCAAGTGTAAAACTCATTTTAATCCCTATAGAAAATGTGACGGCCGATTTGTCCTACTCGGGGCTTGCCCCATTTTGGATTAACGTAATCTGCGTGATAGTATAGCGCATCTTTCATTGTACTGAGTCTAAAGTTTTCCAGCAATACTTTCTTTGCTACTTCTTCGCTCTCTTTATACAAGGCCGGATACACTGGGCGTATCTTGTGAGTGTTTTCACATGCCCAGCTAAATTGGCAAATGACTCTGCCAAGGATGTTGTCTTTGCGGTACACTACTCCGCAAACGTTGTCACCAAAGCGACCATTGTCCACTCTGTTCATTGTGACTTGTGCTACTGCTACTTTGCCTTCAAATGGCTCTGTAGCGGCTTCCCAATAGATGTTCTTTGTTAGACAATCTAATTGCTTTGTGCGATCTGCTGTACTAACAAATCCTTGGCGATAGGCCTCGCTGCCTTCACGCAAGTTATCGAACTTGGCGTTAACAGTGTTAACTAGGACCATGCCGATTAAAAATAAACCTAGGAACTTTAGGAAGGCTGTAGTGAACCTAACTAAAAGATCTTGGTTGATACGTGACATGAGTGTCATCATATTTTACCTCCTTCTTTAGGTGTGTAGTTTTATATAACCCGATGCTAGACCAAGTAAACAACTACTATAACTCGTTAACAGAGTATATTATACTGGTTTTCTTGGTAAAAGTCAAGTAAAGTGGGCAGTTAACGAGCGATATACTGTGTGGTAATCTGCACCGAGCGTTGGGCCTGGCTGTTAATATTTCTACCTTCGACTAGTGCTGCCTTCACAGCATCGCCACCCACATTGCTTTGTAGGCAGTTGTTGAAAAGAGTGTTGTACCCTAATTGGTATGTGTCCACACCATAATCGTGTAGACTGTTGACTAGGCCCACGGTACTGTTTATACCAGTAGGCGAAGTGGCATCCAAGTTGGCGTCTGCAAGTAGCAGGTTATTCAACTCGAGTGCCAGATGTGTTTGCACCGATTTGATTGCAGTGTTTGCTGATGTTACGGTTGCAGACAATGTGGCGTTAGTATTGCACTCTGTTGTGAACGTGTTGGCCGCTGTCCAAGTGGCTGCAATATTACTGTTAATAAATGTTACGTTACCAGTGCCGCAAGCAGTTGCCAGATTAACCAACGCTGTGTTTAGTGCTGTTGCTGAGGAATAAGTTAACGTGGTTGTAAGTGCAGAAGCGACAGTTGTTAAGTTGTCCGTAACGCCAACACCGGCCACTGTGCCTAACATATCTGTGATCAGAGGATTAGTATATGGACCTGCGCCTGTGCCTAACTTTGCAGTTAGTCTTGCGTATTCAACATCGGGGATTAAGGTAGTGTAAGCATTCAAGTAAAGAATGTCAGGCACTTCGATGCTAGCGATTAAATCTGCTAGTTCACTAAAGCTCTTATAACTTCCGCCCAAGTTTAGTAATTCATTTGCTAGGCCTGCTATTGAATTATCCGGAACCACTACCACAGCTTCTGCAGGAAATACCATTGGTAATTCTAATAGCTGGGCAAGGTTGGTTACTGCCAATGGTTCTGGCAATACAATCTTAGTTTGACTGATGATTGCTTGCAGAGTTCTGCCTGAAACTTGGCTAAGGGCGTTTAACAAGTTGTCTTCGTTATTGGCTGTAATAAACCCTGCAGGCAATAGGCCTTGTTTTTGCAAATTAACAATAAACACAGTAGGGTCGTTTATCTTGCCTAGCTGAGTTACGTCATATGCTGTTCCAAGATTGCGTAAAGCCGACGATAACGCATTAATGTTAGCTTGGGTGCCAAATACATTACTCAGGCCGTTTGTAACTACGCTTTTAAAATCAGTAATTGTTAACCCAATGTCAGCAAAATCAATGTTATTAAAATTTTCCAATTGGTTATTCATTTTCCAGCTGGTGGTTGCAAATGCACCAGCCGAAGATAACAAACTAGCAAACTTAGCTACATCGTAAGTTCCGTCACCATTGGCGGGCAACATTTTATTGTACTGCGATTGAGCGCTAGTGATTGTTGTATTTGCGTTGGCAATAAATTCAGGAAGGCGTAAGTTAACAACACTAAAACTACGTCCAGCAAGTGTTGTGCCGTATGTAGTACCAGGTTGTAAATTAGCATAGCGACTAACTAAACTGTTAGTTAACACCGTAGACATAGTTGTTGTCATGGTAGTGTTAGGTTGTAGTCCAATGTTACTAGTTAAATTGCTAGCCGCAATCATTAATACTGGTGTTGACATATTATGTTCCTACTGTGATAGTAGGAGCACCCGGGCCTGTGATAGGTCCCGGTCCCCAATACTCACGTCTGTTCTTTTTAACAGATACTGTAGTTTGGTCACCAACTACTGCTAATACTTTACCTTCTATTGTAACCTTTGGTGCACCTGGTCCTGTGACTGTTTCGCCGTGGTCAGTTTTATCGCTGTTAACTAACACCGGAGGCTTACCGCAAAAAGTAACCTTACTAGCACCGGGGCCTGCTACTTTTTCGCCTTTAGCTGTGTCGTCACCAACGATAGAAGGTATTGCCATATTAAACAATAATTCCTGGTTTAACTTGGATCTCAATACCTGTTGTAGTTTTAAGATAGTGTGCTGCCATTTGTTCCAACGACTCAGCGTGGAACATAACGTGTGATCTGCTCAAGAAAACTCGACAATCTTCCTTCGCGCTGAATAAACTTTGCATTAGTCCCAAGCCTTGTTGACTTGGCATAACTGTACAAGGAGTATTAACAGAAAAACCTGCGTCGGTTTCTTCTACAATTTTAGCCACTAGCTCGTCGCCGTTGACCATTTTGAAACTCACTACATCACCTGATGCGTATTTTTGATTTACTAACATATTAACCTTTTAATGTTGTCCAGAATGACTCATCTTTACCCGCAATGCCTTGATAGCCACCTGGGATAATAGTTGTGCCGTTGAAAATTTGTGGAACACTTCGTAGTCCCATATCTAGTAGATGTTGACGTGCGTCTTGATCTTCCTCAATACTAACGGTAGTGTACGCTACACCTTTACTCTCTAGGAGAGCTTTGGCCCGATCGCAGAACGGGCAATTGCTTTTTGAATATACTGTAATCATTCTTTTGTAATTTCCAATTTGATATTATTTTCTGCTAGATAGCGATTGTGATACTTTTCCCACAATGGGTTTTCAGCAAGACCCGCATCGGCCGCTTCAGCTGACTCCCACACATAAGTCATTTCGGGTGTGTACTCTACCGTTAGTGCCCCGGATGCAGTTTTAGCTGCAACTGCTCTAGTATGAGCACGGCCTGCATTAGCAACTGCCACTTGGTCAGATTCTGGCAATGTCTTAACCCAATCTTCAAAGTTAACAACTTCTGCACCTTCGCTAGCTGTATATACGTATTTTACTGTTACTGTCATGATAGTTCCTTACAGGCTAAAGCCTTTAAATGTGTCGTTGTCAACGTCTTGCTTCGTTCCACCAATAACATAAGTTGTAATCTCTGTCTCTTGTGGCGCAACTTGTACTTCTGCACCTGCAATCCACTTAGCAGTCCATGGTAAAGGATTCGACCCTGGTTTTGGCATACCACAATCTAATCCCACGGCTGTCATGCGCTTGCAAGTTAACCAATCAACATACTGTGCTAACAATTGCTCGTTAAGCCCGATCATTGATCCGTCTTTAAACAAGTATTTAGCCCATGCTTTTTCTTGTTCTGCGGCTCGCAAAAACATTGATTCACATTCAGCTTTACATTCTTCTTTAAGCCGTGCAAAGTCAGCATCGTCTTGCGGAAGTAGCTTAATAAGCATTTGAGTACTGCCCAAGTGGACGTTTTCGTCGCGGCAAATTAGCTTAATGATCTTAGCATTACCTTCCATCTTCTTGAGCTCTGCGAACGCCCAAGAGCAGGCAAACGAAACATAGAAGCGAATCCCTTCTAGTGCGTTTACGCTGTTAATAGCTAGCCATAGTTTCTTCTTAAGTTCGTACTCATCAACAACAAGTTCCTTGCCATTGATTAAATGCTTACCTACGCCTAACATGCGGTGCCACCCGCTGTATTCGATTACATCATCATAATACTTACTAATGTCTTTGGCACAATTAACAATAGGTTCAATGTTAATTAAGTCGTCAAAGACAAGACTTGGATCACTATAGACATTACGAATGATGTGAGTATAACTACGTGAATGAATGGTTTCGTTAAAAGACCAAGTCTGGATCCACGTTTCCAACTCTGGTAAACTACATAAAGGTAGAAAAGCAAGATTGGGACTGCGGCCTTGCACACTATCCAGTAGAATTTGTCGCTTGAGATTACTTGTAAAAATGTGCTGTTCATACTCAGTTAATTCTTTGAAGTCTTTAGCGTCACGCATAACGTCAACTTCTTCTGGACGCCAAAAGAATCCAAGTTGCTTGTCGGTGAGCTTGTCAAATTGCCTATATTTTAATGTTTCATATCGTTGGACTGTCACCGGACCGCTAGGGTCCAGGAACATTTTTGCCTCTGTATGTTTTTGTTTGTTATTGATATTAAAAACACTCATATTATTTCCTTAAATTACGCAAGAGTCGCAATCAGCTTGATCATCGAGCTGTGCTGAGTCTTCTGCCTCAGTAGACTTGTTCATTTTATCTACGTCAATTTCGCCTTGACCGTCATTGGTGTTAAAATAGTAAAGTTGCTTAGTTCCGTACTTGTAGCACATGACCAAATGCTTGAGCATCTCACTCATTGGAATTTTTTCATCTTCGTAGAACTTGGGATTATACGAAGTGTTGGTACTAATACCTTGGTCAATCCATTTTTGCAATACTGCACAAAGTTTTAAGTAGCCTTCTGGCGACTTCTGATCCCATAACAATTCGTATTTGTTCTTTAGTCTGCGATATTCTGGTACAACTTGCTTTAATACACCATGCTTGCTTTGCTTAACGCTAACATAGCTACGCGGAGGTTCAATTCCGTTGGTAGCATTACTTATCTGTGCGCTAGTTTCAGCAGGCATTAATGCCATCAAAGTTGCGTTGCGGATACCATAAGTTAAAATCTGTTCACGCAGGGCACGCCAAGGCATACGCTCGTGATGTTCTACTAGTTCGTCAACTTCTTTCTTACGAGTGTCCATTGGAAGGATGCCATCGGCATACTTCAGTTCGTCCCACTTGCCGCACGGGCCTTGTTCTTTAGCTAGGTCAGCACTTGCTTTAATCAAGTAGTATGACCATGCTTCTGCGTACTCGTCAACCAATGCCAATGCTGCTGGGTCGCTATATGTTACACCATGCTTGGCTAAGAAGTAGGCAAAGTTAATGATGCCGTTGCCCAGTGGACGGAATTCTTTAGTTGCCATTTCGGCTGCTTTAACTGGATAGTTCTGGTAGCTGAGTAATGCGTCTAAGCCACGTACCGCTAGAGTACACATACGTTCAAAGTCTTTTGGCTCTTTAACATTGCCCCAGTTCTGTGCGCTTAGTGTACACAATGCAATGCGACCCAATTCGTCATTGATGTCTTGCAATGGCTTGGTAGGCAAATCAATCTCTGTACACAAGTTACTCATCTTAATAGGATGCAGATCCTCTTTAAATGGTGAGTGAGTGTTAGCGTGGTCTACGTTCATCAAGTAGATACGACCTGTGTTCTTACGCTCTTCCATGAACTTGCCAAACAAGTCTGCTGCTTTGAAAGTTTTCTTACGCAACTTGGTATTGCGTTCTGCACGTTCGTACAGTTCTTTGAACTTGTCTTGGTCAGCAAAGAAAGCTTCGTACATCTCAGGAACATCGTGAGGGCTGAAACAAGTGATGTCGCCGCCTGTGATTAGGCGCTCGTACATGAGCTTGTTAAACTGCACGCCGTAGTCCATACCACGTACACGGTTTTCTTCTGTGCCCTTGTTGTTCTTTAGAACTAACATGTCTTCGACTTCTAAGTGCCAAATTGGGTAATAGATAGTTGCGGCACCGTTACGCACGCCACCTTGCATGAGCGAGTGGCTGTTTGAAAGTGTTTTAGGAAAGGTGTGATGCCTGTATGATATGCGTCACCATTGCGAATAGGGCTTCCAAGCGCACGGATACGTCCAGCACCAATTCCAATACCTGCCTTTTGTGAGACATACTTAACAATACTGCTAGAAGTAGCGTTGATACTATCGAGACTATCGCCAGACTCGATAAGAACGCACGAGCTGAACTGCTTCTGTGGAGTGCGTAAACCGGCCATAATAGGGGTAGGCAAACTGATATCAAAATTAGAGATAGCATCATAATAGTCCTTGATCCATTGCATACGTGTTTCTTTTGGATACGCCATAAACAACGTGGCGGCGATAAGCATATAAGCTGTTTGAGGAGTCTCAAACAATTCGCCAGTAACACGGTTTTGTACCAGGTACTTACCACGCCACTGCTCCATTGCAACGTATGTGAATGTTTCATCACGTTCGTGCTTGATGTATGCGCCAAGTTGGTCGATTTCGTCTTCGCTGTAGTTTTCTAAAATTTCTTTGGTATAGTAACCGATATCTGTATTGCGCTTAACTAGTTGTAGCAAAGGCCATTGCTTGTATTCGCCGTATACCAACTTGTGAATATGGTAGGTTAGCAAACGGCCTGCAACATATTGATAGTTAGGTGTGTCCTCGCTAATCAAGTCAGCGGCGCTTTTAATTAGTGTTTCTTGAATGTCTGTGCTTTTAATCCCGTTGTAGAACTGCACGTGACTGTTGATCTCTACTTCACTGGCACTTACTCCTGTGATTCCTTCTGTGGCCCAAAATACGACTTTGTGTAATTTTTCTAGGTTGAGTGGCTCTTTACGACCATCTCGTTTTGTAACGTTAATTTGACTCATTGATTCCTCTTAGTAACTATTCAATTTTAGTTCTTCTTCACCGTATGTATAACGGAGTTCTAACTGCTCTGCGATGTGTGTTTTATTTAACACCTCACCATCATTCATATTAAGTACATATTTCCCCTGAGCAATCCAAACTAAATTGTACTGTAGCTTGGAGTCATGGTCATAATATACTCGTATTTCAACTTCGGGCTTGTGCTCAGTAAGCTTAATAGTATACAGTATTCCTACTGCTTTTGCAAGCTCGCACCAATAATTTTCTTCCACCAGCGTCCAGGGATCCGGCCAAGTGTCGGGTTTGTCAGGATCTAGGTAGTAGGGGGTAAATGGACAGCTGGTCCAAAAGTCTGCCACAGAGGAGACAGCTTGTTCTAAAGGTAAGGCGTTTAGACTTTTTCGAAAAGCACGCCAACGAGACAACCTCTCGTCGGAATTAAGTTTCCACATATACTGCTTATAGTGAATTGATACGGTAGGTTAAGTTAGCCGCGGTTGATGATGTGTAATTTAAATTTGTGTGGGAGACGTTTGCGTTCATGGAAAACACAATGTCAGTTAACCCTGTTTCAGTGTAGTCTTCTTCGTAGCTGACATCTGATGCAACTCGTGCAACCTTGATAGATCCAGTACGTTGTACACTACCCTGGTTCATGGTATATGTGATTACTGCATTATTGGCAGCGGTGTTTGTAATAGTTTGCGCCGAAACAATACCTGCTGATAACGCAATGCTTGTTTCATCTGTTGTTGCGCCTTCTAATGCCGTGACACGATTCTCCAATGAAACAACGTTACCAGTTAATACAACAACATTACTTTGTAGGATAGCAATGTTAGCAGTAAAACTACTTTCAAAGTCTAAGATACTGTACTGAGTTAAAATCTCAGTCTTACCAAGACTTGGTGCCCCTTCTTCGGTAGTACCGTTACCAATGTAAAGTTTACGTGTGTCGACACTCCAGCCCAGTTCTGCACTAGCTAAGTTTGGTAGGTCTGATTGTAATCCACGTCTATGCTGGATTCTCGAGATTTGTATAACTGCCACGGTATGTTCCTCTAACTATCTTATATTTAGCTAGTTAGGTAATAGAGCTCTACTCGTTTAGTCCACTCGTTAGTCCAGTGATCAAACTCGTCCCCAGAGACTTCAAATTCCAGGTATTCTGGTGTCGAAAAGGTGCCATCTGGCTGTTCTTTTGGCTGTACCGCCATCAAAATTACGCCGTCACGTATGTTGGTACCATATGTGTGATTATGTGCCTGTGCATAGGCTGCTAATTGCAAAAAGTAATCACCAATGTACTCACGCTTTTTGACTTTGTTGCTTTGCTTAAAGTCTAGGATAGCAGGACGACCTTTCCATACACCTAAGCAGTCTGTGGTGCCTGCATATAACCCGCTATAATACAACGGAACTTCGACGCCCCAGAATTCGTCTACATTAGTTAAGCCTTTAAGAATAACTTCTGCGGCCATAAACCAGCTGGGGTGTGCAAACGGATTGGCAGGCAATTCTTTCATGTCGCCATTGAGCACGTATTGTTCTAAGTAGGCATGCATACGGGTCCCACGGTTAGCAGCCTCTGTGACAATTTGTTGCGCTCGCTGTTCGCCTACGGCCTTTTTCCAGTTAGCAATAGCATCACGGGACTCTTGTGATTTTGTTTTGTCTAGAATTGTTGTAACGCTAGGAACTTTGCTGCCATCGGGTAGCGCATAGTGTCGCTTGCCCTCAATGGTGGTCCTATTAAGTGGCGTGTAATCATATCGTTGAATAATCATTATACTCGAAAACTTTCTCCACATCCGCATTTATCACGGACATTAGGGTTGTTGAACTCAAAGCCTTCATTTAGGCCTTGTCGTACATAGTCTACTGTCATACCATCTAAATAGACTGCACTCTTTTTATCTACTAGTACTACAAAATTATCGTGGGCGTAATTAATTACAGTATCGTCAACTGTGTACTGGTCTACATATTCTAACACATAAGCCAGTCCACTGCAACCTGTAGTTTTAACAGCCAAACGGATACCAGCACCACCTCTTTTGGCTAACAAATTTTTAA